GCCCGCACTACAACAAAAGATAGCTAGCAATATTGAATATGTGAGCGTGAACTTACAACCCGATAGTCATGTCACAGTGGACGTTATTCTACTACCGCTCCCAGAACCTCAGAACGTAAGTTATGCTCCTCTAGTTCTTGTTAAGACCGTTAAACCGTGGTCGTTGGTCACGGCTAGCGTGCGTAGAGTTCCGAGAGGTGAGGCGCTCACCGTCGCACCCCTTTCGGAGGAAGACAGGCCAGATTGGGTCCTTCCTCTACTCCTGATGGCATACATAAAACCCTATCTCGTTAGCGTGGCTGCTCTACTATTACAGAAGAAAGGGTCGAGGCAGGTGATAAAAGAAGAAGCTGCCAATGCAATCAAGACAGCGCTTTTTACCCGCATCTGCCTGAGTGGGTTAGACGTGCCTAGGCCTGCAACTACTAAGCTGAACCAACTGATGAGCATGCTAGGCCCTAAGGATCTCTTTACTGACTTTATTAGTGACAGGGCGAACGTCTTGGCAGAGTATTTTTACGGCTATCAGCTAAGTCTTGCGAAGTTGCGAAGAGCTGTACTTAGTCAAGAGTTTACGATCACCATCCCTGAGAAAGCACCGGAGAAGGCTAAACAACACGTTCTCGGCGCCGCTTACACTTTGGAAGGTGCGGACGATAAGAAGATGCTGTTCAACCAAATTGAGCTCTCCGACAAGTCAGACGAAGGACTCCTCGTGGTTCGCGAGGAATCTTTGAAGAATATGACGACAGTATTGAACAAAGCGGTGGTGATGACAGATCGATCCTTCGTCGAGGCAGCAGATTCAGATGAGAAACCACTGATGACTTCGGATTACGTGAATAGTGTGCTGGCGGCAGGAGTTCCGTTAGTGACGATACAATACAAGGGAGTGTATAATGACGTGATCGGTAGGAGAAGGAAAGAAGTTCCGACCAAAAAGAAGTAGTCTATGGAAAGAACTGAGATGGTGAAACTCACCCCTGGCATGACCGGTGTGACTGGTCAGCTGTATTCTGATTCAGGCGATTATACTCCGATGTGGCGATTTATATGGCGAATGGTATCACCTCTAGTTTTTGGCCAGTTCAAGCTTCGCTATATGGGCAGTCAAGTATCAGCGTTTGGACCCTTCCACGTACGAACACTAATGACCGAATTTGCGACCCTCGCTGAGAGGACGATGACCAACAGCCTAAACGCCGACCTGGCAGTCATCGCGAGGCTGTTCCTTCTTGCTCTAAACGGCGGCATTACCCAATTCGCTGAATTTGTACGTGCTACTAATCTGGCTGATCTGTATGCGTCACTGGTGCCGGAGTCTGCTGATGAGGCTCATCGTGCTGTTAGCACTGCTGTTCGCGACGAACTCAAACCCTTCCTTGTCAGCCTGCTCCGTCAGGCTATCAGGCAGCATGAGACCAGAAATATTGCAAATAACGCCAGAAGTGCACTAGACGTTCTCACTAGAGGCGATGTGGTCAGTAATGTAATTTTAGCTGCTACCCGTCTGTCTAGAGAGTTAATCGAGGTCTACCGGACTTACAAAATGGCTGACCCCGATGAAGTCTTTTTACGGCTAACCCAAATCCTGCTAGAT